GCGTCATATTACTTTCTCCTCGACAATCAGGGAAAACAATAACTTCCGCTGCATATGTTCTTTGGTATGTGTTCTTCAACCCAGACAAGACTGTGGCGATATTAGCTAATAAGGCACCAATAGCAAGGGAAATCCTAGCTAGGATTGTTGCTGCTTACGAGACTATTCCTTTTTTCTTACAGCCTGGAGCTAAAGTATTAAATAAGGGTTCTATAGAACTAGGTAATAATTCTCGTATTATTGCTTCCGCCACTTCATCAACAGCCATTCGTGGTTTTTCTGTGAATTTTTTATATCTTGACGAATTTTCATTCGTTGAAAATGCTGAAGAATTTTTTAAATCCACGTTTCCTACTATTTCTTCAGGTAAGGAAACAAAGATTGTTATCTCTTCAACACCGAATGGATTAAACCTTTTCTATAAGCTATTCACTGACGCACAAAATAAAAAGAACGAATTCTATCCATTCCAGATTGAATGGCATCAAGTCCCAGGAAGAGACGAGAAATGGAAAAAAGAACAAGAAGAAATACTTGGTGAACACGGTTTCCGTCAGGAATACGGAAACGAATTCCTAGGTTCTTCCAATACACTTATTTCTGCTACTGCTCTTAGGGAATTGGTCGCTCCCCCTGCGTTTAAACCAGACTCTAAATCCGTACAGGTCCATCCTCCTTCTTCGGATAAATCTTATGTTTGTACTGTAGACGTTGCTGGCGGCAACCTCGGAGACTATTCAACAATAACTGTTGTAGATATTACGGATAATAAATACAAAGTAGCATACACCTGGAAATGTAACCAGACTAGACCATATGATCTTCCAGCAATAATTGTTGAGATTTGTAATAAGTATAACAAGGCTTATCTGGTGATTGAAAGAAACGCCATGGGTTCTGGGGTTGTTGACCTTTGTTGGAATGAGTATGAATATGACAACATCGCTTCAACAGTTGTAGATGGAAAACAACAGATTATTTCTTCTGGATTTTCTAGGTCTTCTAACTTAGGCGTTGAAATGACTAAGGCAGTAAAAAGGGTTGGTTGTACAGTTTTAAAAGGATTAATCGAAGAAAAGAAGCTACTAGATTTAACAGAAGAACAGATATTTGAGCTTTCTAATTTTATAGCTAAAAATGGATCGTTTACCGCTTCTTCAGGGAACAATGACGATCTAACAATGAACTTGGTTATGTTCGGTTGGCTCACAACCCAGATGTACTTCAAGGAGTTAATCGGGATTTCTGGGGGGTCTTTTTTCCAAGAAGAGGCTCCACCGTCATTTGTAGGGATAAATGGACCCGATGAAATTTCTGAAGATGTGAAGTGGTTGCTTTCTTGAAAATGGTAGTTTTATAAATAATAAAGAATATAAACCTTTACTATTCATTTAAGGAGAAAAAACATGGCATTTCAATTAAGCCCTGGGGTAAACGTAAGTGAGGTTGACCTAACTACGGTTGTTCCCGCAGTAGCCACTTCAGTTGGCGCAATCGCTGGACCCTTTCAATGGGGACCAGTAAAGGAAATTAAGACAATCGCCAACGAAGTAGAACTAGTTCAGATGTTTGGCAAGCCAGACAACGACACAGCGAACAACTTCTTTTCAGCTGCTAACTTTCTATCGTATAGCGGAAATTTAAAGGCAGTCAGAGTTGTTGGTTCTAGTGCTCTAAACGCAACAACAAACGGCGCAACTGGAGTAGGTGTACTAGTAGAAAACCAAACAGATTATAACCAAAATCATGCTTCTGGAATTGTTGGAACTACTTGGGTTGCTAAGTACCCTGGTGCTCTTGGTAATTCTTTGAAGGTTTCAATGGCTGATTCTGCCACTTATAGTGCTTGGACATATAAGTCAGAATTTCAGGCTGCTCCTGGAACATCCACTTATGCTGAAAATAATATCGGCAACCCATATGCTATCGACGAACTACATATTGTTGTAGTAGACGAAGACGGCAAATTCAGTGGAACACAAGGAACAATTCTAGAAAAGTATGCGTTTGTTTCAAAGGCTTCCGACGCAAAAACAGAAACTGGCGAATCAAACTACTACAAAGATGTAATTAATACTAAGTCACAATATATCTGGTGGGGAAATCATACCACTACAGTAACTGGGACAGGTTCTACTTGGGGTTCTACAATTCCTGGAGCTACAGGATTTAAATATGCCTCAGGACAAATCGCGGAATCATTGTATGCTGGCGCAGACGCTAACTCGCCAACATCAGGTAATATCGAAGAAGGCTACGATCTATTCTTATCAGAATCAGTAGACACAAACCTGATTATCACTGGTGATGCTGGTGGTGCTTCTTCAGCTGCTACAGTCGTTGGATATGTTATCGACAATATTGCTGAAGTTAAGAAAGATTGTATTGTATTCTATTCTCCTCTTAAAGCAGACGTTGTAGATAACGTTGGTTCAGAGGCAGCTGACTTGGTTACATACGCAGGAACAACAGTTAATGCTAATTCTTCTTATGCTGTAATGGACGGCAACTGGAAGTATCAGTATGACAAGTATAACGACGTTTATCGTTGGATTCCTTGTAACGGTGACGTTGCTGGACTTTGCGCCAGAACAGACCAAACAAACGATCCTTGGTTCTCACCAGCTGGTTACAATCGTGGTGTAATCAAGAACGTTGTCAAGTTAGCTTGGAACCCATCTAAGGCTGAAAGAGATACAATTTATAATGCTGGTGTTAACCCAATTGTCTCCCAGCCTGGAGTTGGAACAGTTCTTTTCGGAGACAAGACCTCACTAGCAAAGCCTTCCGCTTTTGATAGAATTAATGTACGCAGACTATTCATTGTTCTAGAAAAGGCAATTGCTACTGCGGCTAAGTTCTCTCTATTCGAACTAAATGACGAATTTACTCGTGCTCAATTCGTGGGATTAGTTGAACCTTATCTACGCGATGTAAAGGGCAGACGCGGTGTCTATGACTTTAAGGTTGTTTGCGACGAAACAAACAATACTCCACAAGTCATCGATTCCAACTCGTTTGTTGGTGACATCTATATCAAGCCAGCACGCTCTATCAACTACATCCAGCTAAACTTCGTTGCTGTTAGAACAGGCGTTGAGTTTAGCGAAATCGTTGGTAAGTTCTAAGGAACGGGGGAGTGTTAAACTCCCCCAATACCTTTATAAATATTAAAGGATAAGAGGATATTAAGATGCCATTTAATTTACAAAACTTCAAATCAGCACTAGTTGGGGAAGGCGCAAGAGGTACACTCTTTGAAGCACAGCTTATATTTCCGCCCTTTGCTGGTGGTGTTGACCGTAATTTCACATTTACTTGCCGCGCTGCCCAGTTACCAGGAAAGACATTTGGTGTTATTGAAGTCCCATATTTTGGTCGTAAAGTAAAGATTGCTGGAGATCAGACATTTGCTGAATGGACAGTTACTGTTATTAACGACGAATCATTTGTAACAAGAAACGCTTTTGAGACTTGGATGAGCGGAATTAATCAACACGCGGGTAACGTCAGAACAAACCCAGATTATACAGCAAATGCTTATGTTACACAATTTGCTAAGACTGGGGAACCAATCAAAGAATATAAGTTTGTTGGTTTATTCCCATCTGATCTGGCTCCAATCGACGTAGCATGGGACCAAAACGACACCCTTGAAGAATACACAGTAACTCTACAATATCAGTGGTGGGAATCGATCACAACAGACGCAGCTTAATCTGATAGGATAAACCATGGCATTTGACTTTTTTGGTTTCAGTATAGTTAAGAAAGAAGTTCCTGTAGAAGAAAAACCTTCTATTAATAATGTCGTGCCGCCAGTTGATACAGAGGGTTCTATTATATCCTCTGGTGGGTACTTTGGTACCCACTACAATCTTGAATTTTCTTCGACTAACGAAAACCTACTCATCAATAAATATCGCGAAATATCATTACAGCCAGAAGTAGAATCCGCTGTAGATGAAATCGTCAACGAAGCTATTGCTGCTATTGACGACGAATCTCCTGTTGATGTTAACCTTGATCAAGTAAAGTATTCAGACGAGATCAAGGACATGATTAGAGAAGAATTTGAAAACGTTCTTTCTTTACTTAACTTCAGAGGAAACGCTTATGAAATCTTTAAGCGTTGGTATGTAGACGGTAGAATTCAATATTATATTGCTATTGATACGGAACACCCTGAAAAGGGCATTCAAGAGCTTTCTTATATGGACCCAAGAAAGCTCAAGAAGATTAAAGAAGTTATCCGTAAAAAGAACAGAAGAGGCGTTGAGATCATTGACAATGTAAACGAGTTTTATATCTATAATGATCAACAACAGCTTAAGATTCCTAATGATTCTATCTCTTCTGTTACTTCAGGTTTAGTTGACGATAAGAATAACATTGTTGTTCTTTCTTATTTGCATAAAGCAATTAAGCCTCTAAACCAGCTTAGAATGCTAGAAGATTCAACTGTTATCTATAGACTATCTAGAGCACCTGAAAGAAGAATTTTCTACGTTGACGTTGGCAATCTACCAAAGGTAAAAGCGGAACAGTATCTAAATGAAATCATGGGTAAGTATCGTAACAAGATTGTATACGATGCTGAAACAGGCGAAGTAAGAGACGATAAGAAAACTCTTTCAATGCAGGATGACTTCTGGATTCCTCGTCGTGAAGGTGGTAAGGGAACTGAAATCACAACCCTTCCATCAGGTCAAAACCTTGGTGAACTAGATGATATCAAATACTTCCAGCGCAAGTTGTATAGATGTTTAAACGTACCTGTTGGAAGATTAGAAGATAACTCTACTTTTAACTCAGGCAGAGCAACCGAAATTAATCGAGAAGAAGTAAAGTTCTTTAAGTTTGTACAAAGACTTAGAAATAGATTTTCAGTTCTTTTCCATGATCTATTAAGAAAGCAGCTTATCTTAAAGAGAATTGTTACACCAGAAGACTGGGACTCAGAATTAGACACTAAGATCTTTTATGACTTTAAACAAGACTCACACTTCTTGGAGTATTCTGAAGCTGAAATCATGACAAAGAGAATTGAACTTGCTCAGGCAGCAACCCAGCTTGGTGAAGAATTCTTCTCTAATGATTACATTAAAAAGAACATCTTAAAGATGTCTGAAGTTGATATGGATCAGGTTGAATCTGATAAAGATTTAGAAGCGGCAGAAGAACAACCTGAAGCAGCTGCTGAAGAAGAACCTACTACTCCTGAAGAAGAACCAAGTCCTGAAGAACAAGCCTAAATAATTTGTTGAGGAATATATGAAGAATAAAGAGGAAGCACTAAAAGGTATTATTAACAGCATAAGGGATAGCAAACCTGCTAACATTGGTCCTCTGGTTGATAAGGTGATGGCTGAAAAAGTCAAAGAAATTATTGTAAAAAAGCAAAGGGAAATTTCAAAAGAGCTTTAAGGAAGATTACATGGCTACCATACAACCACTCAAAGAAGATCAGAATAGATCGGTGCTATTAGTCACTGGAACAGGATCAGAATCAGGTACTGTTGTTGTTAATGGTGCAGCACTGGCGGGTGCAATTCAAGGCGCAACAGGTCCTCTTGGTTTCTATGATTATCAAGTAGAATCAATTAACTGGTCATTCCCATACAACAAACCTGGTTATCTTTCTTGGGACGGTGCAACTGGATTTTTTGTAATGAACGGCACTGGTCAAGCAAGAATTAAAAGAGACTTTTCATCTACATTTTTCAACTATGTTCAAAGTCCTTATTATGGCGCAACAGGTGTAACAGGACACGTAGCTACTTATTATAACAGCACAGGTGCTACTTGGACTGGTGCCACTGGGTTTGCAACTACACACGGTAACGTTGTTCTTAACTATGCTGGTACTGATGGTTATTCATTTATTATCACAGTACTAAAGAACACTGACACCTATAAGAGATACTTCTCTGTAG